TAAGAGTCGAAAAATTGTTTTTTATCGCCGTGTGTATCATTTCAACGGCTCTATATCTGAAGTACTTTAGAAGTAAACGTTTTTGTGGGTGCCGGTAGCCGGAGTTGGAATTGCTTCCAGACCGAGTTCCTTGACCAAAATAACGTGATAGTACAGATCTGCACCGAAGATGTTATCAACTACACCATAACGGGTCAACAATCCAACACGAGGAGCGAAATCATTCGGTCCAATGGTGCGTTGAATCATGATTGGAATGTATGGGCAGTAGATGAGGCCAGTGTCATAGAACTCAGGTCCTTTGTAGCCGAGTAATACATACTCGACACGTCCGGATCCAAGAGCTCCACCATTATCGGTACGCTCAGGCGCACGACCTTTGGCTCCTCCACCTTCGTATTGTGCTTCGGTCCGTGTATCACGGTATACGTTGAAACGTCCACCCAAGTTACCAACTCGAGCTACACCAACAGGTTGTGTGTTTACATTGCCTTGTACTTGCATCCACTGAAATTCAGGGAGCATCTCAAGGATTGCACATACACGTGGTGTGGCGATTAAGAAGTTAGCTGCACCACGGCGGTTACGGATCGCAATCCGGTTGGCTTCAACAATGATCTTAGCATAAAGATCACGGTTACGTTCAGCCATCCAGCGTGCGTCAGCATGGGAAGGATTATAGACACTATAACCCTTGCCTTTGCCTGCGTTAAGAGCCACTTGAACCATTCTCATGAGCATTTCACGATCGATTTCGGCTTGAATTTCATACGACATAGCGTTTGTTAATTCATTGTCGATATCGATGCCGTTCATGTTCTTGAGATCTTGTTCAAGCTCAACACTCCAACGAGCAGCTAATCTACGTGTGCCAGCTTCTACAGAGGTCTTTTCAAAAGAAACGACCATCTGTGGAATATCACCTGTCAGTTCGAACTCTTCGAGAAGACGAGCAACACCAGTGTCGGTACCAACCATTTCGAAGTCAGCATTACCGCTAAGTGCGGCGGAGCTGGCTCCAGTGAAACGGGTGTCAAGATAGTTGTAACCAACTTCTTGTTCGTCAGAGTGAAGAGATGGATCAATATCACCACCTACATTACCAGGACGTTTACCATTTGGTGAGAAGTCTTTCCCGTCAACACCTGTACCAAGAGAGTCTGCTTCGTAACGATAACGAAGAGCAAACGCAAGACCAACAGGACCACTCATGGGCTGAACACCTACGATTTCGTTGGTGATCAACTCTGGAAAAGTCCGGCGGATCATTGGAATCAAGATCTTAGGAAGACGAGCATCACCAGTTGCGTAGTTGTCCTGCGCTGGTGTGATGGCTCCGCCATGTCCCATGGATGCTGCACTACCAAACACTCCACCGGTTCCGGCGATGTTTGCTTCGTTCAAGCACCATTGTTCTTGGTTTTCCAATAGTACGGCTGTAGAGTAACGGGTGTGATCGTCCTCGATCGCAGCAACATTGTCAGATTTGTAGTCCAAAACTGGTTTCCACTTTTCTAACAACACGTCAGCGCGAGCTTGATCAACGTATGGAGATGGGGGTTTAACAGAAGTTATACTCATTTTAATTCTCCTTTGACATTACACATACTCAGGTATACACCTCAACTTATAAAAAAATTAAAACTTGCTTAGCTCGGACATGTAATCAAATGTCCCACTTGCAGTTTGTTGTTCTGAAACAGATTGCTCAGTTTGTTTAGACTCATTGACAATTGTTTTTGGGCGATCAACTTGTGTACTTGAACGCTCAGCCTGTTGCTTGGCTTGTTGTATTTTATCCTCTTCGCTCTTCTCAAACAACTTGAGCGTGTACTCAAAATTTTCTTCAATAAAATCTAATGGTTTATTACCAAGCACGCGTGTGATATATTTCTTCTTCACTGTTGGTAATCCGGAAGTTTTCTCTTCAAGTAATTTTGATCTCTTTAAATCTAACAATTGTGTTTTCAATCCATCATTCTCTTCAAGTAGAGCTTGTGATGATTGTTTTGATTCTTGAATTTGTCTTTTACCGTCTATAATTGCAGTTTTGATACTCTCTTTACTAAGAGCGTCATTAACCGCGAGGAATTTGCGCATCTCAGCTAGCTGCTGTTGTGCATTTTTATTCTCTACAGCTTGTTTTATATCTTCTGTTGGGATTGTGTTTTCAATGTATAATTCCAAATAATTGCTGATACGATCAACAAGATCATTTTTAAAGCTAGAGGCTTCTTCTACTACATCACCGCTGTACTTCTTAACAATATTTTTAAGCTTCTCAGCATGATTCTCGTTGATGGCTTTAACAACCCGATTTAATTTGTTAGTATGATCAGTGTCAATAGCTTCTAATAATGACTCAAGCTTGGCAGCATGGTCTTCATCTTGCTCCACTAGAGCTTTTTCAACCTGCAATGACACTAGCTCTTCAACCTTAGCGTCAACAGATTCATTAAATGATTGTTCAATCGCCTGTAGAGCTTCTTCGTTGAGTAAATCACCGGTGGCTTGTTTGAGGGCGTCGACTACGTTGCTATTACTGTTTTCTTTCATTGATTTTTTGTTTTTAAATGTTTTGCGATCTTGTCACGGATTTTGAGTTTCACCGCATTATCAAGGTCTTTGTTTGCTTGTGCATAATTTTCTTCAATTACGTTACGTATAAAACTTTTTATTAGTTTACTC